GGAAGTTGAGCACTAGAGGCTTTTATCTAGGGTGTTTCCACCCCGAATGTTACAGGAGCTAGCGAACTAACGCTATAACATTCCAGTTCTTGTGTAGCGTAGGCAAGACCTACACTATCACAAAGGGCGCTCTTAGCAATCGTAATTGCTAGGATTCATATCCATGCTACCACATCTAATTATCGTGGCAACACCTTAGTCGGATTTAGTAGTTGACTCACAAGACTGCAGTGGTGGTTCTGGACTGGTCACTTCCTCTTTTAGCTTGTTAAAAGCGTTCAAGAGAGATGATGGCACAGTCTCAGTCCTACCGTAAGCAAGTCCTATTTCGAGAGCTTTCTTAAGCAATTGAACCTGGACTCCATCGAAGCCATGGACATCTAAGACAAATGTCTTATCTTTGGTGACTGCTACACTGTTAATCTGCGCTTTCGTTTGGATCACTAATCGTTGATTCACATGATCAGGATTGACCTTGTGTCCGATAATTTGCAAACCATCTGAAACCGGCGGGACTCGTTTTGAATCTCGCTTGGGTGCGGAAGGGTGTGTAGATGTCGGTTTTGTCCCTTGTTCTTTCTTTACGTTGGTCATATATTGACTCCTTGATGTTCGATAATACTTCGTTGTTGTCGTACGGATTGTGGTAAGGAATGTATCTCAAGGATGGACCCCCGAGAAGTATAGAGATAGTACATGATATTTCATGTCTGTATCTGTCTACATAATTCTCAACCCAATCGTCGCGATCTCTATGAAGTCGATTGATGTTATCAATCAGACCATAGAAGGTTAAACCCTCGTACCTTTTACGAGATGACTTTCCCGGTTTCCATTTTGATGGTTTCCGAGGAACAGCAGGTTTAACTTTGATTTTTGCTCTTTCAAACTTTCCAGTACAAACTGGTAGTCCTGAGAAGGCATTAATCAGGTCAGGGATTTCTGTTCCATCTGTAAGCAGTGAGCAATCAAACCAACGATTGTTCAGATCATAGTACTCTGAAAGTCCCGAGTACAGGCGATCTGATCGAGATTCGATCACTGGCCGCAAGCGACGAGGAACAGTATGGTTGTGTAGATCAAACAGAAGTTTGTCCACACCCATAGAGACGTCATTCACGATCAAGCCTGAACAGAATAGTTCAAAGGCACGTTGCGTGAGCTCACCATGTACATCATCATCTTTTGCCTTTGATACATCGGCAAAAGAAAGTAAACCAGTCCCGCCTATTGATTTAGGTCGAGACAGTACCGGAAGTACATTAAATAATGCCACTTCTGAGAAAGGTATACTTTTCAACATATGTTCTCCGTACTTTCGTACTTCGTCCACTAGTTGCGAGTAATGGGAGTATTGTGCTACCGGTTTTGAGGAGGTAACAACATTGCCGTCTTTAATCCATTTACCACAAAATTCTGCAAGTTTATCTGAGACTATGCTCTTAGATTTGTTTATCTGGACTCCTAAAAGAGCCATCAGATAATCATAACC